TCAGGCCCGGCGAGACGGTGGAGATCGGGGACGCCGTCGCCCGGCGATGGATCAACAACGGGATCGCGGTGGAGGCGCAGGGAACATTGACCAACGAGGATCCCGACGCGCCCGAAACGCCGGCAGTCGTCTCCATCGAGGAGATGACTTTCAACGAAATGAAGTCATTCGCCGCGAAGGAGCTGGGGCTCAAGGTTCCGAGTAAGACGAAGAAGACGGAGCTTGCGGCCATGATCAAGAACGCCCTCGACACCGACTTCGCCGGGGAAAAGGAATCGGTGAAGGCCTCCACCGAAAAAAAAGCCCGTCGTCTCCGGACGGAGCCGGCGACGAAACATGAGGCGGATCATCTCCCGGACGGACAGGCGTATCCGGGGACTGGGAATATTCGACTGACGGGGTAAGGGATGGCGGTTGAAGCAGCAGATAACGCACTCGTAACGCTCGACGAGGTCAAGGACTGGCTGGCGCTGAGCGAAGCGGGCGTTGACGATTTCCTCCAGAGGGCGATCAACGACTGGTCGGACGCGATCGAGACCCGCTGCGGGCGCGTCTTCCGGAGCGTCGAGTACGCGGGCGAGATTCACGCGGGCGGCAGGAAGGCGATCCTCCTGAAAAACATCCCGGTGACGGCCATAACGTCGATCACGGTGGACGACGGGGCGCTGGGATCGGACGATTACACGTACGACGGGCCGAGCGGGATCGTGCGGCTCGTGTCGGGGAAGGCCTTCGGCGGCGGGCCGGGCAGCGTCGAAGTCGATTACACGGGAGGATACGCCGCGCTGCCGGGCGATCTCAAGCGGGGCGCAAAGCAGCTCGTGGCATTGGATTACTACCTCTCCGGACGGGGTCGGAAGGCGCTGGCCAAGAGCGCGGAGAGCATCGGCGACGGGAGCGTCAGCTACAACCGGGGGCCGAACGACCAGGAAAAGATCATGCAGACAATTTTACGTATATACGGACGACGATGATAAACGCCGAGATGAAATTCGATGGCTGGGACAGGTTTTCGAGCGGCATGAGCCGTCTGGCGTCAGGCCTCCCGGGGAGCGTCTACCGTGGGATGGTGATGACCTGCTCGCTCATCGAGACGCAGGCCAAGACGGTGCACCTGGCCGGGAAAACGCTCAAGGCGCGGACGCACTACCTCCAGCGGTCGGTCAAGTCGACGGTGCGGTGGATCGGGCGGACGGTCACGGGGCGGGTCGGGAGCCCGGTGGTCTACGCGGCAATCCACGAGTTCGGCGGGATCATCAGGCCGAAGAACGCGAAGTACCTCGTCTTCCAGATAGACGGAAAGTGGATACGGACGAAGAAGGTCACGATACCGAAACGCGCCTGGCTGTCGAACTCGGTCGAGGATGTGAAGCCGCGCATCGAGGCCATATTCGGGCGCGAAATTCAGGTGGAGATCGGATAGGTCATGGCGCTTACGGAATCGACCCGGGAGCTCATCCTCCAGAACGTCGTCGCGACCCTCGAGGGAATCGACGGCGAGGAACCCTACTGGAACGAGGTGAAGTCGGTCAAGCGGGTTCCGACAATGCCCACGGATCTCGAGGGCGAGGAGAAGCCTGGGATCCTGGTCTCGGCCACGGGCGAGCCGGAAAGGATCGAGAACCAGAAGAGCTGGCACGACCGCCGCGACCTGCGGGTGGGCGTCGTCGGCATCATGGATAGCCCGGCGGACGACACGGGGACGGCGGTCAACCGGTTCATGAAGGATGTGGGGATCGCCATGATGGCGGATGTCACGCGGGGCGGGAAGGCCACGATGACCTTCCGGACGTACCAGACCGACCTGTCGAACCTGTTCGGCGACCTGTGCATTTTCGAAATGGAATTCAGCATCATCTATCACTGCGACGGGAGGCTGGAATGAGAATCACTAATACGGGAACGGTCAGGCGGCGGGTCGAGGGCTTCGGCTATGTTGCGCCGGGCGAGACCATCACGGTGCCGGAAACGGTCGGCCTCCAGCTCAGGAAGTCGAAAGCCTTCCGTGAAGAGCGTCCGAAGCGGGCCGGGAAACAGGCATCGAGGAATCACGGGAAGCGCGCCTCGAAAGGGACGGTGGACGAGGCCGTGCCGGTGGAAAATCACACGGCGACACCGAATAGAGGAGGCGATGGATCATGAGCACTGATTACGGATACGGGCGAGAGGAAGTCGCCTTCGTGACGGAGGAGACGACCTTCGGGACGATCGTGCAGCCCACGGCGGCCGACGCCATGAAGGTGCTGAAGGCGGACTTCGGCTTCACGCAGGAAAGGAAAGACCGTAACGAGAAGGGATCGACGCGGTCGATCATCAGCCGCATCACCGGGCGGAAGAGCGCCGACTGGTCGATCGAGAAGTACCTTCTTCCCTCCGGGGCGGCGGGAACCGCGCCCGACGACGCGCTTCTCTGGGAGGCCCTCTTCGGGACGGAGACGATCGTCGCGGACACGAGCGTCGCCTATTCGCTCCTGGCGGAACCGGCGAAGTCGCTCTGCCTCTTCCGTGACATCGGCCCGCACCGCGAGGCGCTTGTCGGCGCGGTGCCGACGAAGCTCTCGCTAAAGTGGAGCGGCGGCGACGAGCCGAAGGTGACCTTCTCCGGCATGGCGAAGGATCACAAGTTCTGCGGGAGCGACGCCCTTGCAGCGGCTGCAACGGCCACTTCCACGATCACGGTCGATGACGCCCGCCAGTTCGCGGTGGGGATGCTCATCAAGGTCGGTGATGACGACAACACCGGGAGCGGATTCGAAATAACCGCCATCGACTACGACACCGACCAACTCACTCTCGACGCCTCGGTCGCAGACGAGGCCATCGATGCGGCGGTGATTCCGCTGCCGATCACCCCGACGACCGCCGGGGATGTGATTCCGGTAATCGTGGGGACGTTCAAGATCGGCGGCGTGACGGTCTACATCACCGAGGCGAACTTCGACATCGACCAGAAGGTGGCGTTCAGGAACGACGAGTTCGGCGCGGATTCGGCGCGGGGATACCGTCACCCGGAATTCCGCGAGGTGCTCTGCGGATTCACCCTCTGGTTCGAGAAGGGCGCGGTGAAGTGGCTCAACGACGCCAAGCGGTTCACGGCGCAGGAAATCGAGGTCGTTCTCGGCGACACGGCCGGGAAGAAGCTCCAGGTGGACGCGAACCAGGTGGAGTTCGACATCCCGAAGGTAGAGGTTCCCGACAACGACGAGTGCACCATCGCCATCAGCGGGAAGTGCCTGGGATCGTCCGGCGAGGACGAGATCACGATGACGTTCAAGTAAGGCGAGGCAGAAGGGAAAAGCCGGAAGCCGGAAGAAAACCGAAACGAAAGGGGCGGAAACATGCGCGACTACACCTTCAGCGATAACTGGATCACCTACGTACCGGAGTTCGACGGGAACCGTCTCGACGACGACCCGATCACCGTGGACATAAAGCCGCTCACCGTGCGCGAGGCGCAGAAGACGGGCGGGAACGTGACGGCGAAGCGGGTCAAGGGCGGGTTCAGGACGGACGCCGCCGACATCAACCTCCGGACGTTCGTCTCCCACGTCAGGAACATCCGTAACCTCTCGATCAACGGGAAGGTCGTCACGAGACCGGAGGAGCTCCTCGAGACCGGGCTCCACGAGCTCGTGGGGGAAATCCAGGAGGCGCTCACCGACGCCTCGATGCTGTCCGAGGGCGACGTAAAAAACTTGCCGTCGCCGTCCGGTGGCTCGAACGGAAAACCCGCTGGAACTGCGAATCCTGCACCCCCGGCCAGCAGCGGCTCAGGAACTGCGGCGGCGAGTACCGGCCGGTAGACGAGGGGCCGCCGGTCGCCGTCCTGGGGAAACACATTCTCCGGGAGTGCCCCGAAGGGTACATCACCGACTGGACGCGCGCGATGATCCACCTTTTTCACCTCTGCCACACCGTAAGCCCGTCCCTCGGGGGGCCCGCGATCATTCCGGGCCCCCTCCCCCTCACCGGCGGCGTACTCGACCAGGACAACGCTACGATGGAAGCGTTCGGGGTCATCAGGAGCGAAATTACGTTGATGGCGGGAGAGAAGAACCGGAAGAAGAATTAAGACCCCTCTCGGCTGCGCCGTATCCCCCCTGAAAAAGGGGGGACGAAAAAACAGGCAATACGATGGCGAAGGATTATAAAATCAGCGTGACCATCGACGGGAAGGACAAGGCCTCCCCGGTCATCGAGAAGTTCTCGAAGGGCCTCACGCGCTGGATGAAGATCAGCATCGCCGCCGCCGTCGCCGCCGCCGCCGCGTTCAGCGCCGCCTCGATGAAGTGGGGAATGGACTTCGAGGCGCAGATGTCGAGCGTGGAGGCCGTTTCCCGCGCCACGGCCGGGGAGATGGCGGCGCTTTCCGCGAAGGCCAGACAGCTCGGGCGGGACTCCGTCTTCTCGGCCACGGAGGCCGGGCAGGCGATGGAATACCTGTCGATGGCCGGGCTGAAACCAGCGGAAACGCTGGCGGCTGTCGGCGACACGCTCAACCTGGCGGCGGCCGGTTCGCTCGAGCTGGCCGAGGCCGCCGATATCGCCTCCAACGTCCTCACCGGATTCAACCTCCCCGCAGACCAGATGGCCCGCGTGTCCGACGCGATGGCCGATGCCTCCGCATCGTCCAACACCAGCGTCCGTCAGCTCGGCGAGGCCATGAGCTACGTCGCCCCCCAGGCCGCCGCCGTGGGGTGGTCCCTCGAGGAGATGACAGCCGCGATCGGCATGCTCGGCAACGCGGGGATCCAGGGCAGCATGGCGGGGACGGTACTCCGGCAGGCCATCGCGCAGCTCCTCGACCCCACCGACGAGGCCTACTCGGCCATGAAACGGCTCGGGCTGTCGGTGGTTGACGGCGAGGGCAAGATGATGAAGCTCGCCGATATCCTCGCGCAGATCGATCCGGCCGTCATCCAGACAGCCGAGGGAATGGCGCTCCTGACGAAGGTCTTCGGGACACGGGCGACGCCAGGGATCACGGCCCTCGTCCAGCAGGGAGCCGACAATCTCGCCGGATTCACGGTGCAGCTCGAACAGGCGGCCGGGGCGGCGGAACGGATGGCCGCGACGAAGCTCGACAACCTCAAGGGGGCGCTCACCCTCCTCAAGTCCTCCCTCGAGGGAGTCGGCATCGCCCTCGTCACGGGCGGCGAGAACAGCCTCACGGGCGGCATCCAGACCTTCATAAACAAGAGCCTCATCCCCGTCATCAACCGCACGTCACAATGGATCGAGACAATCGGCGGGCTGCCGGGGATGATCTCGATGGCGTGGGAGATTCTCGTCGCGTTCGGAAACCAGATCGTCGCGGCATTCAAGAAGCTGGGGGACTGGGAGACGTTCAGCGCATTCGTGTGGGGATTCGGAGTCGCGCTCGGTGGGATGATATTGAGCTTTTCACAGGCGCTCGGTGGGATGATATTGAGCTTTTCACAGTTTTTGGCACAGCTAATTCTCTCTATTGGCGAGACAGCGAAATATATCTGGATGCCCTTTATATCCCCGTTCGCGGTTCTGATCAACAACCTCATGATGAAAGTCGTCGATTTTCTCAACTGGGCTGGGGAAAAATTCGTGGGATTCGCCAATTTCATCATTGACAAGCTGCGGCCCATTTTTGACAGAATCGGTCTTGATCTGCCA